TGGAAAATTTCTATATTATTTTTGTAAATTACAAAAATAAACAGTTAAAAAATACAAAAGCGTTCGTTGTCGTAAATCACATAGTATAAACTTCACACTTTAGACCTTGAAAAGATAGCGTTTGCTTGATGTTTTTTTTGATAACTTTTATTTCAAAGTTAGCAAAAAAGGGCTATCTCTTAATTTACTTTTGGTTCAAAATCGATTTTATAAAATTTCAATTTGTGATATATCAGAAAATCTGTATTTACTCATTCTTGCATAGTTTGACCTCACTTTTTACAAGAATATATCGGAATTCTAATCATCTATGAAACAATGTTGTTGCATTTCGTATGACAAAATTTCTGATCGTCTGTATTTAGAGATTAATTTTGATGTTTAAGGTTTTATAGCAAGATCCATTTCCGTCTGTGACTCCATTCCTCGGCAAACAAAACGTATTCATTCCGTTCATGGGTTGGTAGTATGTAGTCATATCGTAGTAACACACATAAGCAACTACTGACAACAACGTAATCCTTTTTCTTTCATCGGTTTATCTCATATTGTAGTAATGTAGTAAGAAAACAATGAAAGAAAAAGGATTGGTACATATTCAGCTATTGACACCCCTGTCAATTATGATGATAGGAATCACAGGGTTCCTTGGACGCATCAACTCACTGCACACATGCCTTCTGAACAGGTGGGCTTCTACGCAGTCAAGTTGAAAGGAAAGGGCGATGATTGTCGGTAGTGGGTAAAGCGGTGCGTAGCCCCTTACCTCCTTATTTGTTACTATTTTCCTTTCGTCTGCGCCCCTTTCTTCTGGATGCAGGACGGATTCTTCGGTTATCGTCCGAAGTCTGCCATTGACTTTTCTCCATGTAACTCCGAAGAACCTTACAAGCTCGCCCTCGGTCATGGCTACATCGCCTGTACCCCTGCGGATAACCTGCATACCATTTCCCCACTCGAAGTAGCTGCGCCCCGTGTCCAGACGGATTGCAGCCTTGGTCTTTATTCCATCTTCCGTATTCATGCCGTTTCCTCCATGCTTTTGTTTCTGCTTGCGTTGACAATCATCATTGCCCCTATGGTAATAGCTTCCGTTTCCATTGTATCGTTTTCTTTGTTCTTTTCCTGATGTTTGGCGATGAGTCTGTCCATATCCTCCGAAATCTTGCAGTCCGTTACCTGCGCATAAATCTGCGTACTTGCAATTGATGCGTGTCCCATCATCTTGGCGATGCTCTCTATGGGAATACCTGCACTTAGGCACATCGTGCCGAAAGTATGTCTTCCCATGTGATAGGACAGACGTTGCTTGATACCACAAGCTTTGCCTACGATGCTTAACTTTGCTGCTAACACATTTCTGCTACAACAAGGTTGAAAGATAAAACGATTATCCATATCCGTATTATTGCCTTCTTCTTTCACCGCTTGTAGCTGTCTTTGTTGCTCGATAATCGTCTTGGCTATGGGATGTAACGGCACAATGAACTCCACCTTGGTCTTCTGACGCTCCTTTCTTATATACATCTGTCCGTCCGCTGCGCTCTTGATATGCCCAAACGTCAAGTGTTCCATATCCGTAATGGCTAAACCTGTGAAGCAGGAGAAGATGAACATCCGCCTTGCAAGTTCGGCATCGCTATCACATATCTTCATTGCCATCAGGTTTGCTACATCACTCTTGCTAAGAAAACGAATTGCCTTTTCCACCTTTTCGTATTCCGCATGTTCAAATGGGTTATAACGAATGATGCGCTGGCTTACTGCACGGAACATCAAACGGCTCAGCCAGCAAAGATAATTGTTGATAGAAGATCCTTTCAACCCTTTCTTTTTAAGAAAGAATCGGTATTCCTCAAACAGTTCCTCCGTTATACTTCGGATTTCTATATCCTTACTCTCTAAGTCCTTTATAAACTCGCACAGCATTCTATTCGCATAGCAAAGGTTAGTATATGTACCTTCTGCCTTAGACTTGCCCACACCTTCCTTTACCGATTGTAGTTCTGCATTGCTAAGTTCCAACAAAGTGGTAGGAGAAGTTGCTATGCCTTGCAATCTGTTTTTAAGCAGTTCAGCACTTATCACCCCGTCTTTTAGGAGCAGTTCCTGATAGGTCTTTTCTACAAATTCCCTGAATGATTGCAGTCGAAGATTGGTTTTCTTGTCCGTTGTCGTCCCCTGTTTAGTATTCCACTCCGCAGGTTTACATTCTTCGTTTGTTGTAATAACAGAGTTCTTGCCATCTATCGTGATACGACAGAGTATGGAGGTCAGACCATTTGCCTTGGTCTTTTGTCTGTTGATATAAAACAGTGTTTTGAATGTACTTCTCATCATGATTTTAGTTTTAATGCTTCTATTCTATGGCTAAATACACATCTGCATATCCTCCGTGAAAGAAAGGAAACGCTCAAATTCCACAAATAGTTTTTGTGGCGTAACCTTTGCATATCGCTCGGTCATACTCACATTGCTATGCCCCAACATCTTGCTTACCGTTTCTATTGGTACTCCTTGTTCCAATGTGATGAGCGTGGCAAAGGTATGCCTTGCCGTATGCGTGGTAAAGGGAAAAGCTATGCCTGCTCTTAGGCGCAATGCTTTAAGATACGATTGATAGGTGGCATATTTCATCTGTGGCAATAGCCTTTCCCTTTCATCGCTCTTGTACTTCTCTATTATCCTGATGGCTTCGGGTAGCAACTTGATACGGCAAAGTACGCCTGTCTTCTGCCTGTTGAACTTCAGCCAAAGACTTCCCTCATCATCACGGACAAGATACGACCTGTTTAACTCCATCAAATCGCAATAGGCAGCACCCGTATGGCAAGCAAAGACAAACAAGTCCCTTGCAGTTTCCATTTCCTCCTCCAACTCTCCAAACTGTATGTTCATTAGTTTGTCAAGCGAACACCTATCAAGAGCTTTGGGTAGTTTCTTGTCGCCTTTGCTTACCTTGATTTTGTCAAACAATAAAATATCGGCTAATCCTTCACGATAAGCCAATCTGCACACCGTTTTCAGATGGGTAGCGGCATTATAGAACGTACTTTCCTGAAACCCGCAAATCCCCATAAAGTATTGTTGAAAGTCGTAGATGAACTGCTCAGTAAGCTGTGAAAAAGCCAAATCAGAAACCTTATACCTACTTTTTATAAAGTTCTGCAAATGGGTACGAGTGGAATGGTAGCCAAATATGCTTTGTCCCTTTATGTCAATGCCTATATGGTTTTCTTTCTCTTTGATGAGTCTATCCAGTCTTTCAATAAGCATACACTTAGATTGAACGCTTCCTTGAAATTCCTCTTTTATATCAGTTGCATCAAATGGGCAACCTTTGGACAGCAGAGATTGGTAGGCTGCTTGGACGGATAGCAGCAGACTTTCCAATCTGGCATTCACTTCCACTGCTTCACGACTCTTTCCGTCCATTCTGCTTTCACGGGGATTCCACAAATCGGGGTTGCAAGACAGTTTGCAACTGAACTGTGCAATACTCCTTCCAAGCGTGATACGTCCCATAATGGGAGCCTTACCCGACTTGTCAATGCTGCTCTTTTTGAGGTAGAGCAACACCTTCATCTTTTCTGTTTTCATACGCTTTAATTTTTATGGGCAAAGTTACCCGAATTAAAGCGTTCTTTACTTATGCAGAAAACTGCCGACCAAAGCAACAAACACACGAACCACATAATTTCAGTTACCTATATCTGCATTTCGTTACCTATTCCCAATCTTGGTAATGATTTAGTAACTGAACTTCTGCTTAAATCCGCACTTTCCTGCCTTTTATAAATAGAGCAGTTTTATGCAAATTATTTCGTTTCCTCCTTATTATCAGTAAGTTTGCACAAACTTAGATTTATCTTCATTTTCTTTAATTAGTTGGACAGCAAAACAGTCTATTTTGCTCACCAATATAGCCTGTTTTGTAGGCATATATCTTTCGGTTTCAAAACCAAAGGGGTAACGATTGTGCCGCTCCCTCAAAACAAATAGGGCGTCCAGTCTTCAAAACGAGACAAGAACGGCGTGCGCTCTACCCCTTACGAGGTTTGCGACGTGCCCAACCTTCTTCGGAGAAATCGGGGGTCTCGCCCTTGAATTTCACCTCAGGGTGCTGGAAGAACTGTCGCCAGTCGCCCGTATCTTCCTGCTGATAAGAGGGGCGTTTCGCACTTTTTCCATTCTTTCGTCCGCCCTCCGCACGTCTACCTGCAGCCCTTCCGCCACCTCTTGTGGCTTGTGCTTTGCGCCCATGACCTTCTTCGTTGGCATCATTGCAGCGCACCTCTCTACCCTTGTAGGTCGCTCCCGACAAAGAGCGCATCACCTTGTTGGCGTCTTTTTCGGGCACTTCGATATAGGATATTTTTCCCAACAGGTCGATATGTCCCACCTGCTGCCGACCTTTTACATGCTGGTTAATAAACTGCATCACCTCTCCGGGATAGAATCCATCGTCTTTGCCCAAGTTGATGAACAGCCTACGATAACCTCTCTCGGGCGTACGAGGACGGCTCCCACCTCGTTCTGAACGAGCTTTTCGACCACCACGCATACCCCTTTCCTCACCTCTGTCACCACGTTTGAGCGAGGGTTTCTCTATCTCTGGCGCATTCGCATAGTAATCCAAGAAGCGTCCAAACGTCAAACTGACAATCTTCTTGATGATATCATCCTTGTCGACATATTCAAAGTGTCGGTTAATTTCAACCATGAAGGGAGCAATCTGCTCTTCATCAACATCAATCTTCTCGATGTCGTGCATGGCTTTATACAACTGCTTGGCGCAAATTTCCTGTGCAGTAGGCAACGTGCCGTCCACAAATTCCTTGCCAATGATTTTCTCTACGGCACGCACTTTGGAACGCTCACGGGTGTGAATGATGCAAATAGAAGTACCTTTCTTCCCTGCACGTCCCGTTCGTCCACTACGGTGCGTGTAATTCTCGGTATCATCGGGCATGCCATAGTTGATAACATGCGTCAGGTCGTCCACATCCAATCCGCGTGCAGCCACATCGGTTGCCACCAACAACTGGGTGACGTGTTGGCGAAACTTCTGCATGGTGAGGTCGCGCTGTTGCTGACTCAGGTCGCCATGCAACGCCTCTGCGTTGTATCCATCCTTGATAAGTTTGTCGGCAATCTCTTGCGTTTCAATCTTCGTTCGGCAGAAAATAATGGCAAAAATGCGTGGGTAGTAATCCACGATGCGCTTCAGTGCCAAATATTTGTCATGCGCATTCACCATATAATAAATGTGGTTCACGTTCTCGGCACCCTCGTTTCGGCTTCCTACCACAATTTCTTTGTAGTCACGCAAATAAGTCTTGGCAATCTTTTCTATCTCGTTGCTCATGGTTGCCGAGAACAACAAGGTGTTGCGGTCGTCGGGAACACCTG